GGCTGAGAAATAGATATGGAAGAATTTGTTTGGTCTAATGATGAAACATACGAAGAGAACTTTGAACGTTGGTATCGTATGCAGAGTAGAGAACGTTATATGTGGAAAGATAATATAGACCCTCGACCTTTGGCTGAAGCAAAGTTTGATGAACTCTACGGAGATAGAACTGCACTCTCAGTTTCTAAAACCAAAGAGGTATTGAATGTCTTTGATACATATAAGAGGGAGGAAGATAGCTGATGTCAGAAGAACTAATTGAGAATTGGCAACATGAGATTAGAAAACTTGCTCCGTTAATTGAACAAGCTATGTATCAGGTACATGAGAAGGAGGCTGATGTTAAGAAACTACAAGCAACCTTGAAACTCAGAGCCATTGATATGGGTATCAAAACAAACTCAGGGCAAGAAACTCATGCCGAAGCTTCAGAAGATTTACACAAAGCTAGGCTGAAAGTTGGAGTTGCAAAAGGAACTCTTGAGGCAATACGAGTTAAACTCAAAAGCTTAGAGATAGGCTACGAGGTTTGGCGAACAAGAGAAGTCTCTCAGAGAAGAGAACAAGCTAGGTATGGAGCATAGACTTAATTGGTACTTTGCTATCTTCATACCTAGTCCTTGCTAGATGAAAGGCAAACCCCCCACAAAAGAAGAGCAAGAACACATGGACTTAGTCCGTGGCATTGGGTGTATCGTCTGTTATAACAATGGTTATCCGTATGTTCCGGCAGAGATACATCACATTGTAGGAAAAGAAAAAAGAAATCACATGAGAGTATTACCTCTCTGTGACATTCATCATAGAAACGGCAGTCACAAAAGACCAATAAGCAGACACCCCAACAAGAAAAGATTTGAAGAAGCTTATGGCACGGAAGAAGAACTGCTAGAACAGGTAGAGCATTTACTTAAAGAGCCAAGAGAACTACCATGAGAAAAGGTTTTACTAGTAAATATTTTCTCGCAGCGAAATGAGATGGAAAAAAATGATGGTAAGTTTTAAGGTATGAAAACACAATCTGCAAAAGCAAAAGGAAGGAAACTACAGAAGTGGGTAGTAGAAAAGTTGATAGAGATATTGAAACTAGACCCTGAGGATATAGAGTCTCGACCTATGGGAAGCCAAGGGGAAGATGTGATAATGGGTAAGCAATCAAGAGAGAAGTTTCCCTTCAGTATTGAGTGTAAAAACCAAGAGGCTCTGAACATTTGGAAAGCTTACGAACAAGCTGAGGAGAATTGTAAAGGCTATGAGCCTATAGTCGTAATCAAAAGAAACAAGACTAAACCTTTGTTGGTTATTGACGCTGAAAAGTTTATTAGATTTATAGGTATATTAGTTGAGGAGGAGGAAGAGTAATGTCTATGTTGGTAGAACAATTACAAGAAGAGTTGAAAGAACGGAAGAAGGCTTGGTGGGAATGGCATAAGAAAAACCCTCAGGTATGGGAGAAGTTTGAAGAGTACACCTTACAAGCGATAGCCTCAGGGAGAAAGAACTATTCTCAATGGGCAATCATCAATCGTATAAGGTGGAACGCTGAGGTCGAAACAAAAGGTGGGGACTTCAAGATAAGCAATGATTACATATCTTTCTACGCTAGACTCTTTCATGTTAGGTATCCACAGTATGAAGGCTTCTTCAGAACTAAACCATTCAAAGAAGAAAAGCTAATCGAAAGATTAGTTGTTGCTGAAATATACTAGCCTGAAAAAATCTGATTCGCAGGTGGGACGTTGTGTCCTAAAAAACTTTCAGACCCTAGCTAGAGAAAGTATTTACCGGTAAATATTTTATGTCTGTATCATGGATACAGCCCGGACTATCACCTATTGCAATCCTAAATATGTTTCTTGTTGCCTTCTCATATCAGGAATGTACTGTAAAACTTGGTTGCGTCTTTCCTCTAAACTTCTAAGTGCTACTCTTTTCTGCTCAGGATTTAAAACTTTGCTTTGGTAAACTGCGTTCACTTGTTTTGTAATAGCTTTCAAACTTCTATCTATTGCTAATACTTGTCCTCTAGTTTGTAAGTATCCTTGATTGTTATTTGCATAGGATTGATACTCGTCTACTCTACCTTCATCTTTGAGTTTGTTCATAGTTGCTATCACTTTGTTGCTCTCTTCTCTCATTTCGTAATACTGCTGTTGTAAACCACCACCCAAAGGACTGCCAAAGAAACGTTTTAAGAGGGGTAATTGGTCTACCCTAGGTCTGATGAAGTCTCTGCCGGTAAGACCTTTTAGAACTGTGTCTACGAGGCTCAGACCATACCCACCAAGGGTACCTAAATAACCATTCAACATATACTCTAACTTCAAAGGACTTATACCGAATTGCTCTCCGACAATCTTAGCTAACTCACTTGTGGTTTCTCTATATTGAAGTCCTTCTTCAATGGTTTGCTCCATGTATGGAGGCACAATAGGACTTCCGGTAAAGCTACTGCGATTGTAAACAAAAGCTTCCATGAATGGTTTTAATACTTGGAATGAGAGAGGGTTGAATTTTAAAGTATCTTTTGTTGCCCTTGTAAATGACTCTAATGTTTCTTCGCCACTTGCTCCACCGACTACAAAGTCCATAGTCCTTTCAGGAATTACTTTAAACATGACACCAACTTCAAATGGAATAGGTAGCTTGAGAGGAGGAAGGTCTTTACCTGTGAAAATCAACCAATTGTTATCTCTCTCTTCTCTTCGTCTTGCTCTGTATTCGTCTGTATCTCCAACCATTAGATAATACATAGCCGTAACAAAAGTAAGCAAGGCTCCATTTGCTACAAAACTTTTTATAACTTTTCTCTGCAACTCAGGGTCGTTTCTAATACCGGCATCAAACTCTTTTGCTGAATACTGACCTGTACCAGACCTCCAAAGAACATCAAGTCCTTGTATCCTTGCGTTCATAAAAGGTATGGCAGTCGTCACAATTCTAAATATAGGACTAGCTCCTCTTCTTGAAAAGTTAATTATTTCTTTAGCTTGATAAGCTGCTTCTGCCACATCACCGGTTTCTTTTAAGACCGAATTGTAAACAGCTAACCTTGTTGCTCCATCTGATTTATATGTTTGTTGTCCTAACCAATCCCATAATTTAACAGTAGCGTCTATAGGATTGAGTGACCCATTCTTACCTAAGCCTTGAAGTCTGTATTGTTTCTTTAAGAAAGATGAAATACTCATTGCGTCATTTGAATAATCATAACCACCAAGTACACCAAATCTTTCTAGTTCATACATATCAGAAGCAAAGCCTTTAGCTGTATCTAATATAGGTGTGAAGTCTGCTCCACTTGTAACGAAGGCTGACATTGTGTCTCTAAACATATTGACCATCATAAATCCGGGGTCTCTTGTGACAGTCTCACGAAGTAATGAAGCCGGTATTGCTAAAGCTTTTAATAAAAATCCATCATCAGTTACACCTATATTATTTAAACCTTCAAGGTATGGACCAAGCTCTGCGTCTATTTCTAAAAATCTTCGGACTCCTTGTACATGAACAGGTATAACTTCTTTACCTATTCTGCCTTTAACTTCATCAGGTCTAATAAATCTACCTCTACCACTCACTACAAAGTTTCTAGCTAGTTTAGATAAACCATCGTTCTTCATTCCTGCAGTAATAATAGCAAGTTGATTTCTTAATATAGCGTCTAAGAAATCTACATCTATCTCTTTAGTACTTCCTTTAAGTTCTATACCTAATGGATTACCTGCAAGTAATCCAGAGCCAATTCTAGGAGCAGACATTTCTCTACTAGCGTTTTCCATTTCTCTATAGAAAGGAAAGTGGTCTGCGTTTTCTCGCCATATTTGTGCAGTACCTCTAGTTTCAATAAGCTCTCCTTCTTTAGCACGTGAGTTATATATCTTAACTGCTTTAAGTAATGCCTCTCTGTTTCCTGATTTAGCTACATCAGTAAACCCAACTTTATTTAACTCAACTCTAAATTCATTATCACTTCTTTCTTCCTGAAGTATGCCAGAGTCTACTCCAAAATTAATTGTGTACTCATTAAACTTTTGATAGTCGTCAAATACTTTTTTTATCCATTGATAGTCTTCCCCTATTTGCAAACCATCTTGTATCTCTTGGTCAGTCAAAGGTATTTCTATAACTCTTTCTTCTGTAAATGTTCCGTCTTTCTGCTTAACATTTATTTTCTTTTCTACTAATCTACTACCTCTTCTAGCTATAAAATAAGCCTTAACTAAAGACTCAAAATCTATACCATACTCTGCTGAGTTTTGATAAATAGGAGCAAATATTTTTATTAAATTAAGTTGGGGGTCTTTGATTGTGGCAGTCAAACCATCACGTAGAGTTACGGGTCCATCTTTCATCATAGAAGCAAGGACACCTCTAGCATTATCTACAAATCTTAAAGCTTGGATTGCTCCGGTAGAAGCACGTCTTTCAAATTCAAGTACTTGACTAGAGTCTCCTGCTAAAATCTTTACACCTGTTAATAACATTTGTTTGTTATCTATAAGATTTTGTCTGAATCTATTTATAAAAGCACGTGCACTTTCGTTTGCATTTGTAACATTATTAAGTGCATCAAAGAAACCACCTTTCTCTTTTCCTTTAGTTTTGCCTCCGGTTTTGTTTACAACATTTTCAAACTTAGAAGGTATTGTTCCTGACCCTCTCATGTATGGGTCTTCAGGTAATATATTTTCTGGCTTCAATCCATCTCTTACTTGTAATGCAGTACGTATTGCTAGTCCACTAGCATTAGGATTTATTAAAGGCACGGCTCCGGCTGTATAATTTTCTGCTTCTGCCTTTGCAAAAGCTATAGCCTCTGCATCTGCAAGTTCATCTTTGGTAGGTTTATTAGTAGTAGTTTGTGGATTAAAAGCAGAGTTAGGCATGGCAAAATTTCTGCTTCTGCCTTGTGTTGGTACGCTTACTCCTAGTTCTTTTTGGAAACTTTGGAAGGCTCTAAGGGCAGGGAGGTAGAGATTACTGAGGAGGGCTCTCCGTATATCGGGTGCGTTGAAGGTAGAGGTGTAATCCCTAAGGTTTTCAATACCTCCTCTTGTTCCTGTTCTGTCATCTCTTGTTGGTCCGTAGCTGATGAGTTCTGATTTTTGTCCATAAGTATTTAGATTGTATCCTGTATTAGCAAACATATCACGTAAGAAGTTTATGTAAGTTTGATAAAGTTCTTTTGTATATGGCAATCCATTGAATTCTTTTTTGTCTGTGAAAGTTAAAGCATTACCTGTTGACTGTAAAACAAACTCTCCTATGTCTCCGTTAGGGTCGTTCCTCTGTATTCTTTCTTGAATAGATTTTATTTCATCAATAGTAAAGCCTTCATTATCAGGCTTTGTTAATACAGCAGCCTGTCTTTTAGCTCCTTGTGCTGTAGGGGTTGTTATCAACGTAGAGTCTAAATACAAAGCATCAGTTAAAAACTGTGCAACTCCTCTGAGTGTTGCTTCACTTGCATTAGGCATAGATAAATTAAATCCCGGAGTCAGGTATCCACCATTGTATGTTCCTGCATTAAGAGTTATTGAGTGAGGTATCTTTAAAAATTTTAAAAACTTTAATTGATTGCCTTCTGTTATCGCACGAAAAACAGAATTAAAATATTGTATTTTTTTTCTATAAGGAATTAATTTAGACTCAGACCAAACACCACGTATCTCAGTTCCGGGCATAACACTTACTTCAATTACAGGAGACTGTTCTGCAATAGCTTCTTGAAAGTTTCTTTGTGTCACACTTCCATATGTGCCTTTAACATTTTGATATGCAATGTTTTGTGGCGAGTTAATCATTCTATCTGTTAATGGAGTAGCAGTATCAAACTTACCTTCCCTTTGCATTTCTTGTATTTCAGCTATTTGTTCTTGTGCTGCTGCTTCTGCTGAAGCATAACTACCTTCATTAGTAGGATTAGTTCCTCCTTCATATCTTTGCAATCCCCACAACATAGCTTGGATTTCTGATGGCTCTTGATATTTTCTACGCACTCCATTGACGTTATAAACTTCTGTGCTTAACAATCTCATTAAATCATTTTGAAATTGATACTCGATAGCAGTAGGACTCTCTTGATTTTTTTCTGGTTTGTTTGGGTCTATCATTCCAAACTGCCTTCTCATATGAATGTCGTTAACTGTAAACGGAGTAAACCTACCCTGACTTGCTTCAAATATTTGATTAGCATAAAAAGCTGTCTTAGCTCCTGTATCTTTATTCTGAAATAAACCTGTCTTATAAAACTCTTGTATTTGTTTTAATCGAGTTGGATTTTTCATACCAACATTTTTTTTTGCTATAGCATTTATAAATCTTTTAGGACTTTTAATAGGGTCTATCTTCCTAGCAATTATCATTGTATTTAAAGTATCTTGATAATTTTTTTCAGGAGTTTGTTGTGCAGATGTTATTCCAAAGACAGCACTAAACTCTGTCATGTTTGCGTCACCAATTAATAAAGGAACTTTTTGTGCCCATCTTGTATACCATAAATGGTCATATCCCATACGTGCAGCTTCAGCAACTTTCTTTTTTAATTCTTTATATGAAGGTATAGGTAAAAACTTTCTAGACTGTGGAGCAAACTGTTTGAATATACTTCTCATTTCTGCAGAAGATATATCTCCTTTTTGTACCAAAGTATTTTCAAGCTCCTCAAATATAGCTGAACGATTTATCTCATCTTCGCTTACAACTTCTCGCATTTGTGGGTCAGGATTCTCTCCGGCTAAAATATCTTGAGCAGAAGGTCTGCCTTGAGTCCCACCTTCTGTCGGCTCTTCTACTTCAACTGCAGCTTGTAAAAATCTAGACTGATTACTTGCTGTCATACGCAAGTTTCTTTTTACACCTCTTTCTCTACTGCCTATTTCTCCTGACGCAATCCTTTCTAATAAAACAGTAGGACTACCAAACTCAGAAGCATTTATTGAAAATAAAAACTCTTGTAAAAAATTTAATATTCTTTCAATTAAACTTCTAGGCTTACCAATAATTCCTTTTGGATTTTTTCTGTAAAGTCTAAACAATTCTGCTACAAGTTCTTCTTCAAAACCTCTAGCTGTTATACCACCGGATTGACCTAGTCCATATGATTTAGCCATCTCTTGTTGCATATCTGAAGGCAAAGCTTTTTTTGCATATCTAACAAGATTTAAAAACTCATCTTCAGTTATTAAATCTAATTGCATCATAGCGTGTATAGCTTCGTGGTCTATTCTGCCACTCAAAGCGTCTATTAACTCTGCTTCAGATAGTTGATTGTTAGGGTCGATACTTTCTAGTTTTAATAAGATAGTATTCAAAGCTCTGTCATATAAACCCACAGCTTCTTTATCAATCAAACTCATTTTGTCATTACGATTTGGGTCGGCAACGTAAACCAATCTTCCTGTGCCATCACGTTTTATGTTTTGTGAACTATTTAGAAAGTTTGTAACTCTAAGTGCTATATCTTTAAGACCTAATTTGTTTAATCTACCTTGCAATTCTTTTGCAAGATTAGGCATAGACTCATTTGTAATAGGTGCAGGTAATAGGGGTATATCAAATTGTTCTTCAGTCATACCTAGGTCAGCTATTTGTTCAGCAGTTAAAACAGTAGATATTCTAGCTTTGTAATCTTCTACAGTTTCTCCTTCTTTTCTAGAAGCCTTAGACATTTCATCTGTTTTAAATTGACTGTTGCCTAATGTTTTGCCTTTTACTTTTTTTAGTCTGCCACTATTAATTAAATCTTCTTTAAACTGCCTTATATTTTGTTGACTCTTTTTTATATTTTGATTATCAAAAAATGTTTTTATATCATTTTCAGTTATAGATTTACCTGTAGCCAAACCAAACAGCTCGTAAAAAGAATTCATTTGCTGTGCTGTATAAGTTCTAGGAGTTAACAAAGGTAATTTAGTTTTTACATCTAACCTAGGCATACCATATATACGACTTAACAAGACCATCTTCTGTCCTTTGTTCATCTTGTTGTAATTTTTTTCGCCTGTTAGTTGTTCTGCAAAATACTGAAACTCTTTACTGTTTATTTTAGCCTCAAGATTTTTACTTTTAAGTGCTTCGTATATTGCTTGTCTGCTTGTGTCTTGAAATTTGTTAGGAGAAAAATTATATCTTTGTATACCTGCTCCTCTTGGATTTAAGCCAGAAGCTATCCTATCTCCTGTCCTTCTATTTCTTCTGCCCTTAGGTAAATATGCTCCTTCTTTTTCTGAATACTTATAAATGATGTTTGCTTTTTCCATCATCAATTGATTAAAGTCATCAGGCTTTAGAATTTTTTGAGCTTCTTGATAAGTGTAAAAATTCTTACGAGGCAATCCAACTTGTTCAGCTCTATCTTGTAAAAGTTCTACCAAACTTTTTTGTTCATCAGTTTGTGTTTCAGAAGTAATTTGTTTAAGAGGAGATATATCTAAAGCTCCTTCTGTGCTGTCTAAAGTGCCCGGTGTATCTAACTGTTTGTATCTTAAGTCTGGCTGACCACTTTTAGTAAGTCTTGTTTTACCTGCCTTTCTATCTCTTAATTGTTTAGCTTTAAGTTTCTCAGCTTGTTTGTTTAATTTTTCTAATTTTTTAGCTTGTTGTTGTCTTGTTTCATTTATTCTTGAGTCCATTACAGACAAAGTTCTAACATCAACTACATTAAATAAAGGCGATAGAACTCTTTTACCCAAACTTTTTAGAGAGCCACTTTCTTTTAGACCTCCAATATCTAATACATTGTCAATTGCATCATTAACAAATTTTGTTCTATTTATTTTTTTTTGTTCTACTGCAGATAATGCAGCCTCGTTTATTGTAGCTATTGGGTCAAGGTCAAATTTTTGTATACGCTCACCTTGTTCATCTAAAAGAGGATTTCCATTAGCATCTTCTTGAAAACCTGAAGCAACTTCAACCTTATGTGTGCTGTATATTTTTCCTGTATCTACGCCAACAACAAGTACAGTATCATCTTCTTGTCTTTCTATTTTAAGTTCTTCAATAACTTGTAATTCTTTTTTTACTTCTGGTTGTTTTGTTTCTTCGTATTCTTCAAATAAATCTTCTTCACGAACTATTGCAGGACCTGTAGTTTGTATCTCTTCATCTAGTTCTTTTCTTTTTTCAAAAATTTCTTTTTCGTTGCTTTCTTCTACAGCTTCAGTTTCTAAATCGAGTGCATACTTATTTGCAATAGGTCGTCTACCTACAAAACCTCTTATTAATAAATCAGCTATTGCTCCTGTACCACCACCTACAGTAAAGTCGTCATACATACTTTCACCAATAGGGACTTCATCACTATAAACTCCACGTGCTACAGCGTCTTGTGCAATACTTGCCATAGTTTCTTGAATAGCTTCTGCAGTACCTGTAGTTAATGCTGACCTTATACGAGCAGCTACATCTAACACCTCTCCATCAGCTTTAGTAATTTTTCTTAAAAGTCTGTCAGGTGCATATAGTTCTGAAAGACCTATTAAACCACCTGCAGTTTCTGCTAAAAATTCTTGGAATGGACTAACCTCTTCCCCTAAAACTCTAGCTTGTTCTAATCTATCTCCTTGTCCAGATACACCTAATGGTACAGCTAATGAAGCACTAGCAATTAAAGGCTGTCTTTGTACAGACCTTATCATTTTATCTATAGCATCTCGTTGTGTTTGAGTTCTTGCTCCCTGCTTAACTTTGGCTAGTCTTTCTAATTTTTGTTGTGTTCCAAAAACTTTTGATGCACCAAAACCCGGAACAAAGAAAGAAGCAAAACTACCTAAACCCTGTCCTAATTTAGTAGTATATAAATCTTCATAGCCTTCTTCTGTTGGTAGCAAAGTTTCATTTAGATATCTTTGCATACCCCTTAGTCCATCACCTATAGCACTATCATTGCCACTATCAAAGTAATTAACTAAACCTTCTGCACCACCAAGTATCCCTCCACCAACGCCTTTTACAAAACCTTTGCTAGTTTCACGTACTCTGCCAGAAATCGTTGGGTCTATTTCTTCTTTGTATGGAGAATAATAATCTGGATATTGTTCTGCTAAAAAGTTTTGCAAATCAATTGCATATTCTCTAGAAGGATTATCTTCTATCTGAATATATTTTCCATCTGGCAAATTAAATCTTTGCATATTTATTTAGTTGATGGAAGTTTAGAAGGAATTGTAATTCCAAACCTTCTTTCAATTTCTCGTGTTAACTGTTCTTTAACTTCAGGAGTCATAGTCGCAAAATTATTTGTTAAATAATTAACCATTGTATTTAATTGGTCTTGACCAATAGATTTTTGTTTAAGGTCATTACTTTCTAATCTAGCTTGTATATCTTGTAAGCTTGAAAGAAGTTGTATTTCACTAATAACATCTGCACGTCCAGATTTAGCAAGTTCTATATCTTCTGCTCTATTAGCACGAGTCTGACCTATTACTGCTGATGTAGCGTCAGCTAATCCCTGACCTATGCCAGATAAATCTGTAGCACTACCTATTTGTTTTGCAAGAGTAGAAAAAATTAAAGCGTCTTTTTCAGAATCTCTTTGTTCTTTAGTTGGTGCTTCAATAGCCGTAGGTGGTAAACCAAGTGTTCCCATTTGACTTCTTATAATTTCTGATAAATCTTTGTTAGAAGAATTAGGAGGTGGTTGTGTATCTCCTTCTTTTATTACAAATTTATCTTTGCCATCAGCATCACCTGCATTGCCATCAGTATCAAGAGGAGGATTAGGTGTTGCATTTTCATCAGAGCCTCCTAATAAATAATTTGCTCCTAAAAATCCTAGTCCATATGTTCTAGGATTTTTAAGAAGACTTCCTTCGGGACCTTTTAAAAATTTAGGAATTTTAATATTTTTTAATAAAGGCAAAGCACCTCTTAAACCTCCTAATATTCTGCCACCAAATTGAGTCGCAGGTGTAGGAACAACAGTTAAAGCTGTTGCTGCAGCTAATAAACTTCCATCAATACCATCATATATAGCTCTTGAAGTATCAAAGCTACCATCTGGTTTTCTGTATTTATTAGCTATACTTTCTATTAATCCGGGGGAAGGTTGTTCAAGTGGACCACCCATGTTATAACCGGTCAGACCTCCTTCATTCATAGCAATAGCTCTAACAAATTGCTTTAATCCACCAGACTGCCTTAATGCTTCCAAACCATCGAGTTCATTGCCTTCTTCGTCATAGATTATTGGTCCGGTATATCTCATTTGACCACCACCTAAGTAGCCACCGGCAGCCATACCGGAGGCAGGTATTCCTCTATCCTCATATACAGTTTGGGAGGAGGGGGGGAGAGGAATATCTGTTGACATTCCTTGAGGCATACCTGCCAAGCCTTGTGGTTGTGCAAACTCTGATACTACTTCCTGTGCAATAGTAGTATTAGGTTTAGATTGTACCACCATGTTCTCTAATTGTGTTCTTCTTTGTATTTCAGACAACACTAAATAAGGAGGATATTTCATATCTCCTTGTTCCATCATGCGTACTAAATCTTGTTTAGGCACATATTCTAATTCTTCTGCTGCTTGTACTAAGTTTGACATTATGCTGTACCTCTTCCTTGTGTAGCTCTATACAAACCAAGACCACCTAATCCTGCAGATAAAGCAGATTGGAAAAGTCCGGGTTGTTGTGTATACGTACTAACTGATTGGTCGGGTTTAATAGGAACACCTTGTAATACAGAACTTAAATAGTTAAGTTGGTCTTTAGTGTAATCTCTTTGACGAGTAAAATCATCATAACCAATATCTAAACCTGCTTGACGCATAGCTCTTTCTTGTTCACCAAGTGAAGCCAATGAAGCTATTCTTCTTAAAGCATCATCTTGAATTGTACTACCTACATCAGTCAGTAACTGTTGTTGTTGTAATCCTAATTTACCTGCACCTTGGTCAACTAGCGATGCTTTTTGTGCAAGTTCTTCTTGTTTCATACCTAACTGTTCAAACAATTGTTGCTCTGCTAAACCGGTTTGTCTTTCTGACTGTAATTGTTTCATAGCATTTTGGAAAGCTAAGTTACTACCTTTAAGTTGTATATCATCTAGTCTTTGACCTAATCCTCTTTCACGTTCAGCTTGTAAGATTGCTTCTCGATAACCACCTAATCCACCAGACTGTGCAGCTTTAGACTCTATTTGATTAGCTAAAATTTCTGAGTCTCTTCTTGCCTCTCGTTTAGCAATGTCTGTTACACCTTGTTGAAAAGGATTAGTAAATCTATTTACACCTTCTTCAAAAGATACTCTTTGATATGGGTCAACAGAAAATCTTCTGTCATACATAGAGTCTCCTCTTTGAAAAGCAGTTGGGTCCATTGCAGATAAATTTTGTGCAGCTTGATTATATAAATCAGGCGTTCCTTGTGTAGCAAACCCTCTTGTCATAGCTTGTGCTAATCCTTCGTCTTCACCAAATCCTGCTAATCTTTGTCCTCCGTAAGGAGTGTATCCTTGTAAACTTTCGCCTTCAGCTCTACCTAATAGCCTAGTAAAATAAGGCTCTGCATAAGAGGGCAGTTTAGTTTGTACAATCTCTTGTTTGGCAGGAGTACCACCACCACCTTTAAATCTTCTCATCTTCTACCTCAAAATTATATTCAATGAAAATTGCTAATTTAGACCAATCTCTATCTTTAACCCAATTCCAAAAACCTGCACGACCTATACCTTCAATGCCATCACAACCATCTTTTTTGCCAACTTCTTCTAAGGCATCAAGAACAGTTGATGCCCAACCTTCCATGTTATTACCTGTTATATGCTCTACGCTCAACATAGTCTTGCCTGTTGGATAAACTATTTTTTGTGTAACTGCAATACCACGTATATCAAATGAGCCTGTATCATAGACAATCCAAAGTCTATGACTGCCATTTAAACAATCATAAAAAATATCTTCTGGTCTAATGCGACCATTAGAACGCTTACAAGATTTTTCTAAATACTTTTTAGCTCCTTCCCAAATTAATATAAGTTGGTCATTGTTTACTATAGAAAAATCATATTCACCCGAAGGCTCTTGATTTAGTGCTACGTTTGTCATACAGGAAATACCTCATTAAAGTTTATTGGGTTTACTTGTTTTGTTGTGCCTGTTCCTTTTTGTCTTATCTTGTCCATCATGTCATAAAACTTAGCAGCACCAGAGTCAGTATCTCCACCACCTGCAATAGAAACTACATCTGCAGGTATAATAAATTCTCCTTGTGATACAGCTACAGTTTCACCACCCATATCAGCCATGACATCATCAGCTTGACCACCTAAGTTATTACCTTCTATTTTACCTTCTACTAATTCTGCTGAAGGTGTGTTTTCTAAAAGTACAGATTGTCTAAAAGCACTATAAGCTTCAGCTCCATATTTATCTATAAACTCAGCTACAACGCTATCATCTTCTGACCTACCTTCAATGTAATCTCTAACTTTATTCATTAACTCTAGGTCAGTAATCCCACCTGCATTAAATTGCATTGAGCCAAGAACAGGCATATTTGCAAAACTTGCTACTGATGAACTTATGTCAGGAGTAAAATTATATGAAGCTTCTGCTGTATTAACTTGTTCTAACATAGGGGGTGCAATACCTGTATATGCTTTAAAAGGGTCAATAGTCTGTGGCGTAGTTGGTGTATTCATTGGAGCACCAAATCCACCTAAAGAATTTTGAGGTGTCATAGCTAATTCTCTATTTGATACTTCTGGTCCTTGATTTATTGCAGAGTCAGTTGGTGTTCCTAAATTTTGAAAAGGGTCAATAATATCATTAGGGTTAAAGTTTGTTGCAACTTGTTCGCTTATAGGAACATTAAGAGTGCTTGGGTCAAAGTATAAAGCTTCAGCATTTATTCCCGGAATAAACTCTGGATTAACCGGTACAGTTTTTCTTTGTGGTGCAGTCCTTACTACTTCTCCACCTTCGTTATATCCTGTAAGTCCACCAATAGCTGAGTATAAAATTGGCTCAGGATTATTAAGATAGTTCATTCTTCTTTCTTCTTCTGCTGCCATATCTCTAGCAAGAACATCTCTTTCAAAAGCTTCTTGTGCTTGTGTTATAGCTAATCCACCACCACCAATAGTAAGAGGAATGTATGCTCCGGGTTGGGAAGCTCCTGCTGCAAGAGCATCAAAACTTGCTCTAGCTCCACCTTCAAATGGAGTGGCAAATAAATCTTTAGCACCACTAGCAAACGAAGAAGCAGGATTAGTTAATGTAGGTAATGCAGCTTCTGCTGCTGAAGTTACTGCAGTTTCTGCTCCTTGTATAAATGCCTGATTACCGGCATCAGCTAATGCTTCACCTGCAGCTTGTTGTAAAGCTTCTTTAGTGACTAAGTCAGTAGTTGTATCCATACCGGCTTTTAAAATTGCTTCATTAGCAACACTAGCTGTTGCGTCTGTAGCAGCTTGTGCTCCTTTAGCAGCAACATTTGCTCCTTGAAGTATTGAGCCTAAACCATAACTTGTAAGACCTGCCATTAAACCTTTTTTCAAATCACCTTCTAGTATTCCGGTTGCAAGACCTGAGCCAAGACCTGCACCTACAGGTCCACCAAACACACCACCTACGATACTTGCTGCAATAGGTATTGCGTCCCTTAAACCAAATGCTTCAGGCAATCCTGTTTGTGGATTAATTGTCATCTGACCCATTTGTGCTAACCCTGCAACTTCAGATGGAGCCATATGTACTAATGTACTGTCTCCATATCTTCCTTGTTGAGCTATGCTCTTTACTTGATTTTGTATAGTCATTATCTTTCCTCTGTTGTTTCGCAACCAAACGCATTAAAGCTAAAGTCTGCTGTACTTGCGTATACTCTTATTTTATCAGCCTCATTAAGAGTTATGCCAATAACAATAGTATCGGAAGTATTTGCGTTCACCGATTTGTCATAAAATAAATACTGTGGATTAGCAGTTGTCGCTCCTGCTACTGCCACAGATATTCTATAAGTTCCTGTACTACCTCTATTACAAACTACTATAGAACTTACAGTTGTTTGTGTTTGAGAAGGTACTGTATAAAAATCTGTTTCTGTAGTTGCACTAGGTGCTGACTGTCCTAAAACTTTTAAACTATCAGACATTTCCTTTAGACCCCATTAATAAAAACTGATGTCTTCGCATAGCCTTAGAAACTATCGTTGACTTCAATTCATCTATCAAACCTATATCACTATGTATGTCTTGAATTATTTGCTCAATAGTTCTGCGTGTAATTAATTCATTATCCATTACATATTCAGGTGTTGGTATAGGTAAAGGTATGGAAGATTTATTAGCCATTATTTTTCTCCGTCAGCTCTTATATCTAATCTTAAATCACCAAGTCGCCAACCAAAGTCTCCTGATGTAGATTGTATTTTAAGTGCAGTTTGTCTTGACCTTCCTCGTGTACTTACAAAAGTAGTAGATGGAGTTACGTTAGAAGTTGAAAGAGTAGCTAAATCTTCTAAAGGATATTTTCTTCCTCTTAGAATAAAACTTACTGTGTCATTAGTACTGCTTGATTGTAAAAATTTTAAGTCTGGTATAACTTTTGAAATAAACATAAGCTGTTCTCCGGCAGGGTCTAAATCAAAATCTGCAGTTTCTACATATGATGTAAAACCTGAGCCATCTGCTAAATTGCCATCTTCTTGATTGTATAAATAATTAAGATTTGTATTGTCTAACTTACCTGCAGCTAAAGGAAAATCTAGGGTAGGAGCTTGTGACCAAGCTGTTCTCGTATAACCATCTGTTGTTGTACCAACTGCCCAAGCATTTTCTAAATAATTATAAGAAACATATCTATCTATTTCATTGCTTCCTGAAGAAGGATAAAACCAAATTATTTCATTGTAAGCAGAATTGTTTGCTGCAAAAACTTTATATTTTTGTGATTGATTGAAGTCACTAAATACATAATCTAAAACTGTACATGGCAGTTTTCCTACACTACCTTCAGCTTTATAGAAAGCACCATCGTCCATAAAATATACTGCAGTTCCTATAGCTATACCTGCATTAGGTCCAATCATGCCTAATCCTGTAGCAACTTCATTAAAAGAAAAATAAAAAGGTGAGCCAACAAATCTCATAGAAACTACACTTGTATCTGTAAATACTAAAGTTTCTTGTCTAGTAGGTATGGCTCCAATAATCTGACTACCTGAAGAAAGTTTTACTCCACCGGCACTATTAGTTGCTTTAGGTGTCCAATCTAAAAAAGACTCAGAGTCTGACCATCTAACAAATAATGGGTCTACTACAGCAGAGCCTATAGGGTTAGCTCCAAAAGCAACACAATGCCTATCCACATCAGAAATCATTACTTGTAGTATTGAAGTAGGTATATCACTAGCACCCCCTAAAGAACTAGCAAGAACTGCACGAGTTGTAGTTCCATTGCTTTCGTCCCACAAATAAAGTGGACCACCTCTAGGTGCTGCTAAAGTATCTTCTCCAAAATTATCTATTGTCCAAATTCTTAATTGGCTGTTTAATGCAATTGGATTTGTACTTCCAAAACCACCTGCACCCCATACACCTGACCCCCAACCTGAACCTGAAACAAAAACATCTAAGCCACCGGTTATTTGATATGTACCAACAGTATTACTTCCACCTGACTGCCCTACATCATTTGCAGAAGCTGTTACTGTAGCTGTAATAGTATATGTATTTGCAGTTGGTGTTGTTTGAATTTGATATTCTTTATTTAAAACTGCTGCTGTTATATTGCCACCTAAACTTTGTGCACCACTAAAGGTAACAAAGTCTCCCGGATTAGCTCCATGGTTTGCATCTGTTACAGTAAGAGTGCTTGAATTTTCTGTCGCTGCAAATGTGACATCTCCTGCAGCAGTAGTTAATCGTATAGGAGTAATATCATTAAAAGCATTACCTTCTTTAATATAAAGCTTTTGATGTGTTCCAAGAATTGTATAGTTTGTTAAACCGGTATCACTATAGTTGTGTATTTTTCTGCAAGTTCCAATAAAAGTATTTGTACTATTTTTTGTCCAGCCATTAATTTTTTCAGGAACGCCTTTTCTAAATCTTATTTTTTCTGAGTCAACATAACCACCATCTGCAGCATAGGCTGTAGACTCTTTGTTTATTCCGGGTTTAAATTGAAACTTTACTAATGCCATTTATACCTCATGCCATTGCTCTCCTTGAAATAAAAGAGCTTCTGCTTCTCGCCTTCTTACTAATCCGTTAAGCACTTCTCCTCCTGCTTTATTCCATCTTTTAATTTGATATGGAACTTCTTCATACATACCTTTATTTAAAACTTTAAGCATTGTAGAACTAGATAAATTTGTTGGTCCTAAGTTATATGTCCAACATACTAGTGCATCAAACTGACATTGTTCTAATTCTACATCTACTAAATCTTCTACATAGCTTTCAAATTCTTCAAGTTCTATTTCTAAAAATGCTTCTGCTTCTTCTTTAGATATTTCCATGCCTTCAAATACTTCTTTAGTATGACCCCAACCTATAGTCCAAACTCCAACACTATCTTGATATGCTGTAAGTTCTAAGCCTTCAAACTTCTTTATAAGGGCAATACCCTCTTTAGATATTTTCATTTTCTTACTCCTCATAGGTAGTGACTTTTCTATAGTAGACCACCACTTCTTTAAGTTCATTTATATACCTCTTTAGTTCTTGCATATTGTAAGACATCAATTCATAGTCAGGAATTGACATTGCTACAAAGACTATTCGACCTTCTTCTTTTTTAACTCTTTTTAAAAATTCATCTACATTAAGTTCAGAAACTACAAACCAATATGGCTCATTAAGATTTATCTCTCTCGGCATGACCGGTTGAGCTATTGTTCTTTTTAAAGGTTTACTAATTACATCTACTTGTTTAGGGATTAGACTGCAACTGTAAGCCGTCATCAAGACTATCAATGATACGACTATCTGCTTCAATGCCATTAAATACTTCTTTAGTTCCATTGTTTACCCTCTTTTCTATTAACCCCGGTTTAGCTGCTGCTAACTTGCTAAGATTATGTCGTTTAAAAATATCAAGATACCTATTCATTTCTTGTTGAATCTCTTGATTTCTGGATTGTAGTTCTACTAATCCTTTTGTTTGCATTTCAAAATCTTGTTGCATACTTTCAATAGCTTCTTTTTGTTCTTGATTTCTTAGCTCATAAGCTTTATTTAAAGATTGCAAAGAAGAATTTTGCCAATACAAAAATCCACATATAGAAATCAAAACTGCTATTACACCTAATAAAATTTTACTCATTGACTTTGCCTTATTACAATTACAGAAGAGCCACCACCATTTACTTTAACTTGATTAGTGACACCATCTTGTTCTAAAACTACTAAGTAGCTTTCTCCACTATCTATTTGTATTGATGTAGATGAAGCGACTGACCTTGTTAATTTTACTTCTTGTCCAGAAACTATTGTAGTTATTTGTGTTTTTTGGTCTTGCCCTATAGTAGTGCCTTCTATATTTACTGCTGATATTGTTTGAGTTAATTCTTTCTCATTATCTAAAACATCAAGTTCAGTAATTATATCTAACAAATCTTCTAAAAAATTTACATTCAAAGCATCATAGTCTAATTCTGTAAATTCTAGTTCGTCTTTATCTAGCGAATCATCAGCTAAATAATCTACATCTAGTTCATCAAAATCTAATAAATTATTCTCTTGTTTTTTTTCAGTATTTTCTTCTATATCCTTATCTTCTTCGGGTGGAGCAATCAATAACATATTGTTTATAAAATCCAAAGACAAATCTAAAATAACCGGATTACTTGGTGGAGCTTCATAAACTCTAGTAGTTGTAGCCTGATAAGGTTTATTAAGTATTACTGTACCCATTGCTGTTGTCACAGATATTTCGCCTGATGGGTTGCCATCTTTGTCAGGTAATAATATAAACAAACTTTTTCCTGTATCTGGCTCTACTGTTATTGTAAAGTCTGTTCCTCTAATTCCTACTACTGCACTATTTGTTGTAAGCTTTATATTTTTTTTAGATATTTTATTAGTAAGACTTGAAGTAAATCTTGCTGTACCTTTTACAAAATTTAAAGCTAATCTAGAATTATCTGGGTTTGCATCAAATACAAATTCATCTATGACTACCATTGAATGTTCAGTAATCCGAATACTTGTATCGTCTATAAATCTAATACCCATACGACCTGCTTCTGTTTGTGCTTTGTCGTAAGACTGTATGCCAAAGTCTGTAATTACATCATAATTTTTGTCACGTTCTATTCTGGCATATCCTGATACTTGTTCTACAGTTCCTATATCAACAGCTTGTGCTAGTGCCTTGGTCGTTTTGATTGACACAGAAAGTACCATTAGAGCCATTAGAAGTAATCTTAAGCCAATCATTATCAAGTGTGCTTTGTTGTGTAACATTTATTGTTCTTGACCCTCCTGTATGAGTCAAATGAAAATATGCTCCTTGATACCCGTCACCATCAAATGTCACAGTATTATCAGACCCATCTATGTTCATATAGTTTGTAGCTAAGTCTTGGTCAATTGCAGATGTAATTGAATTATTAGAGCCATTTATTGTCCAATCTAAATCTAATGTAGAAGCTTGTGCATTAGTCGCCTGATTAAAAGTAAAAGCATTTGATGACCCAGACACTTGTACATTTATATTAGAACTGTCTGCACCATAAGTATTATTAGGGTCTGTCTGTATGGCAAATGTATTAGAGTCTCCGGTAAATTCAAAAAAGCCTGTATAACTATCAGCATATATATCGCCTTTAAATATATTTGAATTACCTAGTTGGTTTACATCAAGTGTCATTGTTGCACCATCTAAATCTAATGGTGTCATAGTACCTGATACAGCAGTAGCTCCACCGATTAAGTTTCCAGACCCAAGCTGCTCAATATCTATATTTGCCGTAGCTCCTGCTTGGTCTATAGATATTTCATTGTCTGTAGCAAAAATATTTATACTTAAAAAAATAATTACTGGTAAATACTTTTTCATTCTTTATAGCTCCAATATTGTTTTTCAATTCCTTTTTTGATTGTAGACAAAATAGCTTCTTCAATTGCTGCTTGTACAGCTATCGTTACGCTTTCATTTTCTACATCACCATTTTCTATTTCAATCAATTCGGTTTTATTTTCTATAAATCTAAAAGCGTCTTGATTAGTTCCAACACTTAATATAGTTTTTGATACTGTAACTTCTATTAAAACTCTACCGGTTAAAACAGATACAGTTCTCAAAGACAGTGTGACAGTATCTTGTCTATATTGTTTTGATAACCCTATACCTAAAAGTCTAGCTCCACGACCTCCACTTCTTGTATTGGTTTCATAGCCGACTATAGCTCCTTCCATTATAAGACCTGCAAAAACTAATGGTTTTAATTTTTGTGGGTCATCAAATGTTTCTCTGGTATTTCTTATTAGTTGTCTTTCTTTAGTTAGATTATCTAAACCTATTCTTTCTACAACTTCAAAAAACTCTCCGTTAGATACAGCTTTTAAAGTCTTTATCAAAAGCACATATGGTGCTTGTGTGACTGCTGTGCTAAACGTTGCAAAATTACTATTACTTCTTCTTTGTCCTGTTTGGTCTGTAAAAGAAGTTGGGTATATAGCTACTATAGGTTTTTTATCTGCCGGTAAAATAGTCTCTATTTCTTTATTAATAACTCCAACTCTTTCAGCATACTTTGAAATCTTTTGATTTTGTAAAGCATCATCATAAAAGACAGTACAGCTAGAAAGTAAAACTATTAAGAGGAAAAGTAATAACTGTTTGTTTGTTAGCTTCATTAGTAACTGTCAAAATTATATTGGTTTCATCAACCTTATAGTCAATAGTATTCCCCTCAAGTTCTATTGTCCCGTTATCTTGTGCAGTTTCTCCAAACAACTTATCAACTAATTGTTGAGATAATTTTGCATAAACTCTTGTTTCAAAGTTTCTTATAAATCTTGCAGTTGTAGTATTCTGTTCATCTCTTTCTGCCTGTTCTACTAAAGCTTCTACTTCTTCTTGCAATGTTTTATATCTAGTATGTTCTTGATTTTCTATTGTTAAATAATGTTGAGATGTATTGATACCTGAAAAGCTTGGTGACTTAAATTTAAAATTCATTTCATCAGCTAATGCTAGATTTACACAAAATGCTATGACTATAAATAAACCAACATACATACAAATAATTAAAGCTACGTCTTTATCTCTTGCTTTCTTTCTAGCAACTAGTTCTGCATTAGAAGGTCTGCCTCTTTTTCTTTTAATCTTTTCTTTGGTCATCTCTATCTGCCTTTGCTATTTTATCGTTCTGTACTAGATTAGGTACACCTAACATAGTCTTAAGTAAAGTATCTTGTCTAATAATTTCATTATCTACACTTCTAACTCTGTCTATCAAAGCAATCAATATTCCATGTTGTGCTTCTAATTTAGCATCTAGCCTACCTTCCATAGCTTTTAATTGTTCATTTACTTTATCATCAACAACATCAATCTTAGATTCCATGCCGTCTATAATTCTATTAATTAGTTTCCAAACAAATACACCTAGTCCTAATGCTGCAGCAACAGGAAATCCTAACTCAGTTATTAACTTTACAATATCGTCCATTATTCAACAGGCTCAAACAAACCTAACTCAATAAGTTTAGTTCTATTAGATTGATGTACAGCTTCTATTGCAGTTTTGTTTTGACCAAAATATTTTGCTGCCATAAAATTTTCTATCATAGAATTATTTATATCTATATCATCACAAACAATTGTGCCTAAAACTCTGCCAAACTTTCCTCTAGAGTCTCTTAGTTCTGTACGTATAACTACAGTATCTGCTTTATCTATAGCATCACTTAAAAATTTAGCAGCTAGTTTACCTCTAGCTTTTTCATCTTTATTTCTTGTTCTAGACTCAGGAGTATCTATGCCAAAAAGCCTTACTCTACTTTTGTATAAAACAGAAAATCCTAAATCAAGAGTAGCGTCTACAGTATCTCCATCTACTACTCTATCTATTGTGCATTTATATTCGTACATTATATTTTCTCTTGTGTCTTAAATATCTAAGATAAGCTTTCATATTTTTTTCAGCTTTTCTTTTCAAATAAAATTTTAATCCTAATAATCCTATTAAGAATATTACATTTAAAGCTATTACAAAAACTAACTCGCTATTCAATGCAAGACTTTGTCTTCGTCAGCTTCCCATAGTGACTCTAAAACTACTGAAACTAAACTGTCTAGTTCCCCTACTACTTCTACACCTAGGTCTGCAGCAGAGTCTTCTGCCATTTGTAAACTCTCAGCAACTATAGTAGGTCCTGAGTATCTTTTTTTATCATGTGTAAATTCTGTTAAAAATAATTTCATATAAACCTCGAAGTTATTTCTATTGCTGCCATACCTGCATATAAACCATATATAAGCAATTCAATACGTACAAATCTTTTAGAGCCTTCCTCTAATCTTTTTTCTAAATTCTCATATCTAATAGTACATTCTCTTTCGTGTGAATGTATTTTATTTAAAGCTTCATCTTTCATGCTATGTCCAATGTACGTAGTTTGTTTGACTATTATTAAAATAAATTGTATTGACAGAAGGAGCTGCAGTATATGTATACTTTGTTTGACCTGTTGTAGCAGGTTGTCCGGGCGTCCAATATGTTGCATAAGTCATACTTATTCTTGGAATTGTTAGTTGTCCAAGAGTTGTTTGGGTATGTCTCATTGTATTCCAATTACTATTAGTTCTTCTTTGACTAAATGTTACTTCTAAACGAGCATTACCAAAACCTGATTTTTGATATGAAATAGATGAGGAAAAATAAGCTCCTGACCAACCGGTATATGTAGAAGGAGATAAAGAGCCAAGGGTACTGCTTCCATAAGGAACTCCGGCAGGGTTAAATCCACCCATATCTGAAGGAGAAAGAGTCACAGGTCCATTTACATAACCATCTACATTAACAAAAGGATTATTAAAAGGAACATAAGTCATTGTGTGTGTTTGTGTAGTTGTTCCTGTTGCAGCAACTGCAGGTGGAGGTCCAGAAGAAGCTCCATACCATTCTGTAAAAGCCATCTGTACACTTGCTGATTTATTTATTAAAGAACGTATTGGTGCAGAGTTTACGTTTGATTGTGTCCCAGAAGAGCCACTAGCCTCAACGTGCATTTCATTTAAAGTTATTTGTCCGGAACTAGGTAATGGCATTAGTTAGTTTGCTCAGGTATTTTATCTGCAATTAAAATAGCTTCCATTGCTTTTATCAATTCTCTATTGCCACGAACTTCATCAGCTAACTCATTGACTGCTGCTATCAATACAGCAGTAAGCTTTTCATACTTTACTGCCATATATCCATCAGAACGAGTAGTAGTAAGCTCAGGAAATTGTCTTTGTACTTCTTGTGCAATGACACCTATATCGCTACCTTCATAAGTATCTTGATTATCATTCCAATCAAAAGTCACTCCTCTAATACGACTTAATTTTTCCAATGGACTTTGTAATTCTTTTATATTTTCTTTTAAGTTTTCATCTGACGAGTAGTAAGCGACAACATCATTATCAAATCTTCCTACTCCGGTAGAAGTAAACTCAACTACTGTTACATCTGAGCCATTTCTAAATTGATGGTCGGCTCCTGTTTTATAAAGCGTAGCACCTGCATTAGTAAAGTAAAATCTATTTATTCCATCAGAAGAGCTTACCCATGTATTAGTAGCATTGCTTAGTTTTGTATTTAATTGTGTCTGTATTGCTGATGTGACTCCATTTACATAACCTATTTCTGTAGATGTTGTAGTTGCCGGTGTGACATCTCCATTACCATCAGATACTAAAGCTCTACTAGTAGTTAAGTTTGCCATTTTACTAAAAGCAATAGCAGCATTAGCATCTACACTAGCATTGACAACTGCGTCTGAAGCTAATTGGTCTGCACCAACTGCATCGTCTGCAATCATAGCTTGTTCTACTGCGTCATTAGCAATAGTTATAGCACCATTAGCTGCAATAGTAGCGTCTCCACTAATTGCAACAGGATTATAGTTTGTGCCATCTGCAACTAATACATGACCACTAGTATTAGTACCCATTTTTAAATCGTCACCTTCTATAGTTAGGTCACCACTCAAAGCTAGATTATTCAAGCCATCATAAACAGCAGCACCTGCACCTGCTCCATCTAAAAATAATAATTTACAAGTTCCATTAGCTATAGTTACAGAAGCTCCAGAGCCTTGTTTGACTACAATAGATTGTCCTCCTGTTGTTGAGTTTTCTACAAACAAAACTTTAGATACAGTTGTAGGTAAAATTTCTAAATCTTTTGTAGCAGTAAGACCACCATTTACTGTTGATGTTACTTTGATATACATACCTCTATATTTATCAGAAGCTCCATTTGCTATGGTTACTTGTTTATTTGCATCTGTTGTAAATGTTGCGTCTGTTTGATATGAAAAAGCTTCTGCTATCAAACGTAAATTTAAGTTTGTAGTGTCACCCCATGTACCACTTTGGTCACCGGTTGCCATTTCATTTAAACGCAAATCGTTATCATATGTACTTGCCATATTGTTCCTCTTTTAAAAAATTATGCTACGTCAGTCCAATTAGGATTTTGAGTTGTATTAACTTCAGAATATCCTGCAGACTGATTATCATTAACGGGTGTATAGTTTGGTGTTTGTTCATCATTAACTAAACTCCAAATATTTAAAACTCCTAAGCTTCCACTTGCACTTACTGAGCTTACAGAAACTTTACATTCAGGAATTACTATTACTGTGCCTAAAGAAGCAGAACTGCTTAAGCCTGTCATAGGTAATACATTAAAAGTTTGTAAACTTATAGAACTTAACGCAGTTGTAGCTGTTACATCTCCAACCTGTGCTGCTGTAATGTTACAGTCACCAATAATTATTTCATCTCCTAAAGCTGCAGTTTTACCTGAACTTGAAACTCCTTGAACTGAGCCACCAAATACAACTGCATTTCCTACTGCTGTTG